GGATGAGTTCTTCCCGTGCCCGAAGCCTCTGGTGGCGAACGCGACCACCAGCAACTTCATGCCCCGTGCGGACTATGTGTTCGCGCAGGATCAGTTCAATGAACTGGACGAGATCAACACCCGGATCACATGGCTGACCCGTGCGGCCAAGGTAGCTGGCGTCTATGACAAGTCGGCTGGCGATAGCGTGGGCCGGATGTTCTCGCAGGCCGCTGAGAACCAGTTGATCCCTGTGGATAACTGGGCGATGTTCAGCGAGAGCGGCGGCATCAAGGGCAAGGTTGACTTCGCGCCGATTGATCAGGTCGTGAACTGCATCGAGCGCCTGCGCGGGTACCGCCAGGACAAGGTGATGCAGATCTATGAGGTCTTGGGTGTCTCCGATGTGATGCGCGGCAGTTCCAAGGCCAGCGAGACGGCCACCGCGCAGCAGATCAAGGCCCAGTTTGGCTCGACCCGTGTGCAGTTGATGCAGTTCTATATCGCTGAGTGGATCTCGCACGCGCTCAAGATCAAGGCCGAGATCATCTGCAAGCACTGGCAACCGGAGACGATTGTTCGGCGCAGCAACATCGAGCGCACGCCTGATGCCCCGCTGGCGGGTGCCGCGATCCAGTTGCTCAAGGATGAAGAGATGGCCGAGTACCGGATCTCGGTCGAGGCTGACTCGATGGCCGCGATGGACTGGGCTGAAGAGCGTGACGCTGCTGTGCAGTTCCTGCAAGGCATGGGCGCGTACATCTCGCAGGTCTACCCGATGGCGCAGCAGACTCCGGGCGCTGGCCCTGTGCTGATGAAGTTGCTCCAGTGGGGTCTGGCAAAGTTCCGGGTGTCGTCCGAGATCGAGAGTGTGATTGATCAGGCCGTTGCCGCGATGCAGCAGGCGATGGCGCAGCCTCCGCAGCCGCAGGGGCCGACGCCTGAGCAGCAGATCGAGCAGGCCAAGTTGCAGCTTGAGGCCGAGAAGATCCAGAGCAACGAGCGGATCGCCGCGATGGAGGCTCAGTCTGATCAGCAGATCGCTGCGCTGAAGGCGACCATTGATCTCCAGAAGATCGAGATGAAGGCCAAGTTTGATCAGATGGCCGCGCAGTTCGATCAGTTCCAGCAGATGATGCAGATGCAGACGCCTGAGATCCAGGTCGAGAAGGTCGCGGGGGCGCTGGAGCAGACGGCCATGAGTAACGAGGCCATGCGCGAGCAGATGCAGATGATGATGCAGCAGATGGCCCGCAAGCGCAGGCGCATCCCGATCAGGGATCAGAACGGCGACATCCTTGAGGTGCGTGAGGTCGATGATGATGAAGAGGACGACCTCTTGCCTGGGGCGCAGCTTGCGATGAATGGCGGTGTCCCTGATCTGCCTCCAGCTATCTCAGGCGCTGGCCCTGAACTCCAATCGTAAGGAATGAGCTATGGCGAATGCCATCTACCCCAAGTACAAGGAAACCATCCTTGGCGCGGCCACCAACACCAACCTGCTGTCTGGCACGGTCAAGGTCGCTCTGGTCGATACGGGCGTCTACACCTACAGCGCCGCGCACCAGTTCCTGACCTCGCTGACCGGCGTTGTCGGCACCGCGCAGACTATTGGTGCAACCAAGTCTGTGACCAACGGTGTCTTTGATGGCGGCGATGTCACTTACACCGCAGTGACGGGCAACACGGTAGAGGCGCTGGTCATCTATGTTGACACTGGGTCTGCTGCGACATCTCCACTGGTGGCGTACATCGACACAAGCGTGACGGGCCTGCCTGTGACTCCCAACGGGGGAGATATCACAGTGACCTGGAACGCTTCCGGCATCTTTGCACTGTAAGGGGCTGAACCGTGGCCGATAACGTACCTATTACCCCCGGCTCTGGCGTTGACATCGCCACGGATGAGGTCACCGGCACAGGGGAGCAAGTGCAATTGTTCAAGCTTGCCATTAGTACCGATGGCAGCAGGACGCTTGTGCCTGCGGATGCCAGCAATGGCATGCTGGTCGATGTCAGCCGAGTTCAGGGTCAGGTTCAGGTTGGCGATGGCACCAACGCTGTCAGCGTCGATACGTCAGGCACTGACGGTGAGACAAACGCCGTCAATCAGTTGCACACGCAGGCGAGGCTGTACGGATTCAACGGCACGACATGGGATCGTATTCGCAGCAGCCCAGCGACATTTAAGGGAGCGCAATACACCGCTGCACAAACCGGCACCGCGCTCTGGACGCCTGCCTCAACTAAAGCGGTCGTCATTACCTCGCTTCAGATTCAATCGGGTGGTACAAACTCGGGCACTTGCATTTTGTGGTTCGGGGCTAGCGGTGATACGTCCTACACGCGAGGCACTGATGCCGCTGTGTTTGATGGTGAGTTTGTTCCAAGCGCGACTAACAAACCCGGCGTCATCATGTCGTTTCCGACCCCGATTCGAGGGACGGCTGACTATGTGCTGCGCGTGACAACAACAGGCGCACAGACGGTGACGTTCACTGTCTGGGGCTATGAGATCTGATGGCGACCACGTTTTACATGCGGACGCTGGCCTCACCATTGGGGGGCGCGGGGCAGTTGTTGGCAAGTCAGATGCGAGGCAGGGCGGCTACAGGTTTAATCACAACGACCGTAGCCAGTGGAACCGACATCCAAGTCACGCAAACAGCCGGAGGACAGGCTCTTGTGTGGTTTACTCAGCCGATTGCGCAAGCCGTAACGCTTCCCGGAACTGCTAGCTCAATAACACCCAACATTCGTGGCAATGAGTCAGCCACTTCAGTAAATGCTGGTGCGGCCATTACGATTGACAGGTGCGATAACTCCGGCACGGTTATCAGCAATATTTTGACCACCACGGAGATTGGCGCTGAGTGGGGTACAGCTGAATCAACAAGGTCTCTTGGCTACTCAGGAACCGCCACTACGCTTGCAGTTGGGGATCGAATTAAATTTACACTTAGGGTTGTCAACGTCGGAACAATGGGGGCGGGTACAACGAACTACTCAATAAACGGCGTGACGACTGCTTCTGCTGGAGATACTCGCGTCGTATTCACTCCAGACATCATCACCGACGAAATCATTGAGATCAACCAGTACCAAGGCGGCGGCACCTACGGTTATAACTGAGGCAACTATGGGCTACGAAATTTGCTTAGGCGCGTATGCGACAAGCCAAGAGGCGTTAGACGCAAAGGCGTCGCGCCCTGAGCCGGAAGAACAACTGGCCGTCATTCAGGACAATTACGACCCCGAGCATCCATGGCGGGTTTGGTGGTTTAGGCCTGCGGAAGCGTAACGCGCAATGTCTTTGCTTCTGTTATTTAAGGGTGGAGGTTCTCCAACACAGAACCTTGATCCTGCTCGCGTTGACAACAGCAACACCTTTTATGGGCCGACAGTCACGCAGGGTACGACTCTGCTGCCTGCGCGATATGACAATGCCAATGCGTTCTACAGCCCTACAGTAACGCCCGGCGCGGTAACGCTGACTCCTGCGCGTTACGACAACGCACAGGCTTTTTACGCACCGACCGTCGCCCGAGGCACGGTCACGCTGCTGCCCGGTCTGTACGAGAACACACAGGCCTTCTACAGCCCGATTGTCACGCAGGCCGGTGGCACGCAGTTCTTGCTGCCTTCGCTGTTCGTCAACAGCAATCAGTTCTTCGCTGCGGTTGTTACGCAGCAGAATCAGCCTGTCCTGCCGATCTCTGATGTCGGCGCGGAGGACGGCAAGCGCCGCAAGCGCCAGAAGAAACGTGACCGCACGTTTGAGGAAGAAAAGCGCAGGCAGGAAGAACTGCGTGAGCAGATCCTGCGTGCCGTCGAGCCTGTCACGCAGAGCGCGAAGCCTGTTGTGGTGGCGCAGGAGGACGACAGCGTTGAAATCGTCCGCTCGTATGGTGCGCCGATCAAGATTGATGTGCCCGGTTTCGATGCTGCTGTTATTGCGCGTCAGGTCGCCAGTGTACTAGAGGCGGCGCGTGTCGAGGCGACAATGGTGCGTCAGAGGCAGGAGGCTGTCGCTGCTCTGGCCGAGTTGAACGCAAGAATTCAAAAGAAACTCAAGCAACGCAGAGATGATGAGTTGCTTTTATTGATGGACTGATGCCATGACCACGCTGATGAATGCTTTGCAGGCTCGCATTGAGGCTGCTGTGAACAGGACAGGTACTTACAACGAGGCCTTGCAGAACCTTGCGAACCTCTATGGTGTGCCTGCTGGCGAGACTGGCTCCAGGCTCATCCCGGTGGCGCAAAACTTTGACCCGACGATCAACAACGCGACAGCGGCGCAGAACCATCTGCTGTACAACAGCGCGAACGTCTCTGGCGGCATCCCTGCGATGGGCATGGACTTCACCAGCGGCATGCTCGACTCGCGTGTGACGTTCGCAAGGGCCAGCAGCGCGACGGTGACGAACAGCGAAGGACTGATTGCGTATGCGCCGCACAATCTGCTGACGTACTCGCAAGAGTTTGGCAATGTTGTGTGGACGAAGATAAGCAACGGTGTTGGGACAATTCCAACTGTAACGGAAAATGCAGGAACTGCTCCTGACGGAACCCAGACCGCTGATCTTGTTCAGTTGCGTCTCAACGGAGGAACAACAACTTCAGATTTTTCTAGCATCTATCAATTAGCTAATGTCACAAGTGGGCTTTCTTATTCTTTGTCTTTTTGGGCAAAAAGCTCAGACAGCATTTCTAGTTATTTAGTGCAATTCCGTGATGATCAGTCGTCAACTGTAGCAACGACGGTAACTGTTACTGGATCTTGGCAAAGGTTTACTTTCTCTGGAACAGCGGTAACCACATTACTAAATTTTAGATGGTGGCTCCGTGGAGCGCAGGGGACAAGTAACTCGGCAGACATTTATCTCTGGGGCGCTCAACTCAACATCGGTGCCTTGCACCCCTACTACGTCAGCGTAGCGACGGCATACCAAGCCCCGCGCTTTGACTATGACCCGGTGTCGCTGGCCGCTAAGGGCTTTCTGATCGAGGAGCAGCGGACGAATCTGCTGATTAACAGTGGCGACTTATCAAGCGTCGCTACAACAGGTACGGCTGTACGAACCCCTAATCAATTGATAGCTCCAGATGGTACTTTAACTGGAAGCATATTTACTGGTAATGGAGTGCCAGCGATAGCGACGCAGACTGCTACGGCAACTGCCTCCACGATGACTTTCTCGTGTTATGTGAAGGTAGGGGTATCAAGTAGCAGATCCACCTATCAATTTCTTATGCGGAACTCTACAACCGCAACAAATTTCACAATAAGCACTTTTTCTGTCTTAGATGGCTCAATCACAGGGTCAGGCTGGTCTTCTGCCTCTGTAGGAAATAACTGGTATCGACTGACATATACCAATAGTGTTGCTCAGATTATCAATGTAGGCGATCTTATAACCTGCTATTTCGGAGCTATCGGCGGCATTACCTACACATCAGCAGATTCTTGGGGAGTTTGGGGCGCTCAACTGGAAGCAGGCGCATTCTCCACCAGCTACATCCCGACGGTAGCCGCTCAGGTCACGCGGGCGGCTGACGTTGCGAGCATGACGGGGACGAACTTCAGCAGTTGGTACAACGCGACTGAGGGGACGTTCTTCGTCAACTTCAGAACCAACTGGGGTTCTGCAACTACGTCTCCAAACTCAGCTTTTGTTTTAAGTGGTGATGCAACGCAGCGCATTAATTACATCGGTGCCGGCGCCACCTCAATTTCTTCTTTTGATGGAACCAATATCGTTCCCTTTGCTGAAAACGTCGTTGGCGTTAACGTAAGGATTGCGACTGGTTTGACCGCATCCACCAACAGCATTGCTGCGGCGTTCAATGGCGGTGCTGTTGCTACAGGCACGTTCACAAAGACAGGTTTGATCACTCAATTGCAGATCGGGTCTGGCGGACTTTCTAATGTGATCAACGGCCACATCCGCCGCATCATGTACTTCAACACCCGTCTGACCAATGCTCAACTCGAGGCGATCACAGCATGACCGACTTCTATCTCAAGTTCATCAACGAGGCCGAGGCCAGATCTGTTCTGTATCAGGGCGATCAGCCCCTGTACGCCAACATCGACACGCTGGGCATCATCTACACATTTGATCCTGTTGACCCAGAGGCACCGCCAGTTGCGGAGCCGGGTTGGCATGTCAATGTGCGCGTGATCGAAGAAGACCCCGCGCCTCTTGAGCCGTTCCAAGTTTTTCCAACAACACCCAGAAGAGTTTGGGCCTGACCATGCCAAGTACATCGCAAGCACAAGCAAGACTCATGGCCGCAGCGGCGCATGACCCGGCATTTGCAAAGAAAGCCGGTGTCCCGCAGTCCGTTGCCAAGGAATATAACCAAGAAGACAAGGGCGGCAAGATGCTCAAGCAGGCAATGCACGCCCAAGCACTGAGGAAGAAATGACACGACGCCGCTACGTCCAAAGCAAAGAGCCGCCCTACAGCCTCATCGAGATCACCGATGACTACGAGCCTGATCGCCGTGTTGGCGATGCGTCCCTGTGGGGTGACAGGCACTACGACGGGGCGCGTGCGACTGATGGCACCGACATCAGCAGCAGGAGCAAGCAGCGCGAGTACATGAAGGTCAACGGCCTCACGACCGCCGATGACTTCAAAGAGACCTGGGCCAAGGCCAAGGAGGCCCGCGAGCGTTACTACACGCAAGGCGGGTCGTTTTCCCGGCGCGACATCGAGCGTGCGATTCATCAACTTCAAAACAAACGATAAGCCATGAGCGAACCCACGACACTGCGCGATGCCATCGAGGCCGCGATTGAAGAGCCTCCCCAAGACGCCCCGCAGGCTGCTCCAGAGGCTTCCGTAGCAGAGCAGTCCGCGCCAGAGCCTCAAGCGCCTGTAGAGGCCTCCGCAGAGCCTTCTGAAGAGCCTGAGCAAGACCTTAACGCGCTCGCGGAAGAAGACGGCCAGCCCCGCGATGAAGAGGGCAAGTTCGCAAGCAAGATGCAGGCAGGGCCAAAGTCCGGCCCCAAGCAAGACAGAGCGCCTGCGTCATGGAAGCCTGATGTGCGCGAACACTGGGGGCAACTGCCTGAGCCTGTCCGCGCAGAGATCGCTCGCCGCGAGGTAGAGCATGCGCGGTTCATGCAGGAGACCGCAGAGGCACGGCGCACAGCAGAGGCGGTCGCGCAGGTCGTGCAGCCCTACATGCACTTTATTAAGGCCGAGAACTCCAACCCGATCCAGGCCATCGACAACCTGATGTCAACGGCTGCGCGGCTGCGTACCGGCACCGGGCCTGAGTTGGCAGGGCTTGTCGCTGGGATCGTGAACCAGTTCGGCACCGGCAGGTTCGGGCCGCAGTTCATCGAGATGCTCGACTCCGCGCTCGCAGGACAGCAGCCCCGCGCAGCCGACCCGCAGACCTCTCAAATCGAGCAGTTGCTCAATCAAAAGCTGGCACCTGTGCAGGGAATGCTGACCCAGTTTCAGCAGGCTCAGGAACAGGCACAGTATCAGGCCCAGGCTCAAGCGCAAAATGAGGTCGCGCAGTTTCTGTCAAAGGCAGAGTTCGGTGAGGATGTCCGCGAGGACATGGCCGACCTGCTGGAGACGGCGCAGCGGCGCGGCCAGAACATGACCTTACAGGAGGCTTACGAAAAGGCCACCTACATGAATGACAGCGTTCGCAAGGTCATGCAGCAGCGGCAGATGGCACAAGGCGCTCAGGTTCATACGCAGGCGGCACAGCGTGCGCGTGCGGCTGCGGTCAGTGTCTCAGGCTCCGCGCCGGTCGGTGCGATGCAACAGCCCGCGACCGACATCCGGTCTGCGATTGAGGCGGCTATTCAGCAAACCTCACGCTGATGCTAGAATTGCATCACGGCGCTGGTACAGGCCGTGGTGTGCCAAGTACCAGCAGCCACCGCACGCTCTCAGGAGACACTGCAACGGTGTCCCACCTGTGAACAAAGATCGGACTGATCAAGGTTCATAAGGCGCATCTGTTTTTGACCGGGCACCGCCCGCAACCAATCTCAGATGGAGAGTAATTATGCCATTCGCCAATTCATCGGTCAGCGACATCATCGCTACCACGATCCAAAACCGTTCGCGCACCATCGCGGACAACGTGACCAAGAACAACGCCCTGCTTGCCCGCTTGAACCAGCGCGGCAATGTCAAGACCATCTCTGGCGGTAACGTCATCCTTGAAGAACTGAGCTTTGCCGAGAACGGCAACGCTGGCTTCTACTCGGGCTATGACCTCCTGCCCGTGGCTGCTCAGGACGTTATCTCTGCTGCTGAGTTCAACATCAAGCAGTTCGCTGTTCCCGTGGTCATGTCTGGCCTGGAGATGCTGCAAAACAGCGGCAAGGAAGCCTTCATCGACCTGATGGAAGCCCGCCTGAATGTGGCCGAGTCCACCATGATGAACAGGCTGGCTCAGTCGGTGTATAGCAATGGCACCGGCTCTGGCGGCAAAGAGATCACTGGTCTTGACGCTGCTGTGCCCTCGGCTAACACCACCGGCACATACGGCGGAATCGATCGCGGGACTTGGTCGTTTTGGAGGTCGCAGAAGTACGACTTCTCTGACAACACCATCACCCCGTCGGCCAGCACCATTCAGGCTCCCATGAACACCCTCTGGGCGTCTTGCACTCGCGGCAATGACCGTCCTGACTTGATTGTGTTGGACACCGTCTTCTGGGGCTTCTACATGGCCTCGTTGCAGGCTATCCAGCGATTCACCTCGCCTGATACCGGCAACCTTGGCTTCCCCAGCCTGAAGTTTATGGACGCTGATGTGGTTCTGGACGGTGGTATCGGTGGCTTCTGCCCCGCCTCCACTGGCTTCTTCCTGAACACCAAGTACATCAAATGGCGTCCCCATTCGCAGCGCAACATGGTGCCGCTGTCGCCCAATAGGCGCTATGCCATCAATCAGGACGCTGAAGTTCAGATCCTTGCTTGGGCAGGCAACCTGACCTGCAATGGCGCTCAGTTCCAAGGGCGTCTGCAAGCGTAAGTTTTTGGTGGGACTGTCGTGGGTTCCCCTTCCCCTTGGGGTTTGGGGAACCACACTCCAAGGGTTTTTTTAAGATTTGAAGGGATACAAAAATGGCTCAAGCAACAATCGGCATCAGCAAGGCGGATGTTGTCGCCGCGACTGGTACTCCGCAATTTAGGCTTGGAACTGTTGGCGGTCTGGACGACCCGACCAACGGTTACCAAGAGTTTGTCTACGGTCGTGCTAACGGTGCGATCACCAATGTCGGCTATGTGTGTGTTGAGGCTACTGGCTTTGACTTCCTCATGGCTACGATCACCTCCACCGCACCGGGTCAGCAAGGCCCAGGCTCGCGTATTGGCGTTGCTCAGGCTACTCTGGCTGACAACGAGTACGGCTGGTTCCAGATTTACGGCAAGGGCAGCGTTCGCACGCTGGCTTCTGCTGCTAAAGGCACCAAGCTGAACACCACCGCGACCGGCGGCGTTCTCGATGATGACGCCACCGCTGGCGCGGAAACCATTGACGGTCTGGTTCTTGGCACTGCCACTGGCGGCGCTGAGGCGACCAATGCGGATGCGATCTTCTCGTACCCCTCTGTTGGCCGCACGCTGTAATGAGTCTGGGGCAATGTCAGAGATGGCATTGCCCCACTCTGTGCTGTTCACAATAAAAGGAAACAACAATGCAACCCACGACTGCGACGATTTTTGATGATCAGATTCCGTTGGCAAGGCCTGATGAAAGCCGGTACGCGATGGATGACAAGCTCTATGTCGAGTTCTCGCGTGAGCCTGTCCTGCATCCTGCCAAGTCACGCGATGCTGGCCGTGCTGTGTATGAAGAGCGTGATTTTGTGAAGATCCATGTTCCCGGCGACAAGACGACTGTGTGTGTCGAGCCGATGCATGAGATCAATGTGCAGCGTTTTCGCGCTCGGTATGAAAAGTGGAAGGCGGGTCAGGCAGAGGCTGTTGTTGGTACTCCACTTTCTGCGATGCCGCAGATGACGCCTGCAAAGGTCGAGGAATACAAGTTTTTCAAGATTGTCACGGTGGAGCAGTTGGCAGACGCGAATGACCAACTTGGTCAGAAGTTCATGTCTTTCCATTCTGACAAGCAAGCAGCAAAGCGATTCATTGATGCAACGAAGGGCAACGCGCCCGTTGAGGCGATGAACGTAGAACTGCAAAAGCGTGACGCTGAGATTGAGAACCTGAAGACGATGGTGGAAGCACTTCAGGCTCAATCGAAGACGCGCAAGGTAGCGCAGGCGGAAGTCTGATCTAAGGGGCCGGGATGCCGTACC